TCGCTCCCCTGGATTCTCCTGTGAAGATGATGCGTACATTATCTGGCATAATCACTCCGAGATCTCTTCAGCCTTCTGGCGTGCCTCAAGTACTGTGAGATAACGATACCACCATTCCGCATTCAAATGTTCCACAATGTCGCGTGCACGTGCAGGATTCCCGTGTGCCATATGGAGTACAATCTGCAGATATGGTGGGGGCAAATCGAGTTGCGCCTCACACTCTTGAGCTAACAGGGGATCAAAATCAGTCGCCTCAAGTATCTGCAACCATAGTGGCACCTGGACACTCTTGCCGCGTGCCCATTCGATCAGTTGTGCTAACTCGGTAAAGGGGGCTTTGCCTCTTTCCCCCGAAGAGCCTCGAGGATCTTATTGATTTCCTCTTCGCTTGCTTGCAACAATGCCTCGCGCGCCGCGTTACGATCAGCCGGTTCCACAACGAATTGCAAGAGATGATCAACTGTTTTTTGCCAGGCATCCAGCATTGCGCGCAATGTCTCTGGGGAATCATCATTGCTCGCGGTAGCCTGGCGCCACGCCAGAGCATACTCCAACGTTGTAATCTGACGCCGAATGAATCCAGGAGCGTGTTTGTCTGGGATCTTGACTACAATATCCATCGGTCACCTCATGGGAGAGCGGATACCTCATTGACAATCGTCATCTCAAACAGTAGATTGGCTGAGGGATCATACATCGCCTCGAATGTGCCGGTACAAATTTCAATCCCCTCAGCCGCTTCTATAGCCTTGAACGACATCCATTTGCCAGCCAGGTCAATTATCAATGTCTTTCTGGAGTATCCGCCCGCAGCGGATAGGGCCGATCCCTCAAATAACATCCGAATCAGAGCCCCTGTCTCGCTGCGCCATTTTGATCGTGCTCCTGTGGCTGTTGTATCATAGATGAATGTCAAATCCAATGTCACATCTGGGTCTGCATAATCAATGTCAGGGAAATATAATGTCCCATCTCCGCCTGCGGGTAATGGTCGCCATCCTGTTTTTACATTCAGCTTGAACCGCACAAATGTTTTCAATGCTTGGGTCGTTCCAATGATGCCGCCTGTATCATCAATGTAGAGTTTCGATTTCTGGAACGGAATAGACTCGACCGCTGGTGCATTGAGCGCACTGGTGAACGCCTGGTCTATGACCTGTCGCCCACGCCATTTGGCTTCCAGCATCACATGTTCGCCTACTCCACCCGCCAGTGAGAACTCCTCGACGAAACCGAATTCCATCGCCTCCGCCTGTTGTGCATTCCCCGCCTCAATTGTGTATGTCTTGATAGTGTTCTTATTTGTTCCAACAGGCATTGTGTATGTGTAGATCTTTCCTGATCCTCCGTCAGGAGTGCCGCTGGTGATGTTTTTGATACCGGCGGCGCCAATATAGGGCAACTGCTCAAATGTTGCTGCCTGGCTCGGCATGGTCAGCGTCACACCGAGCAATAGCGTTTGTGTCCTGTTTGTTGGCGCAAGAATCCCAATATGCTCTGCGATGCGATGGATCTTGCGTTCATCAACAAGGGTACTCGCGGGACCCCGCCATATGGTCGTTGCAGCTACTTTGGTCCCTGGAGATGATTCGGCGCCGAGTTGCAATTTGCGAGTGCTCTGTGATACTCCCATTTATCCTCCTTTACTATATCGCCGCGCAGCAAGGGCTTTACCGGCAAGCGTCGCCTCTTGTTCATTCACGCCGTCACGCAGATCAATTGTCCCTGCAGATGAACCGGTAGTGGCTCCTGATGTCAGTTCACGAGTGTACAGTCCAGATGCTAGCAGTACCATCTCGTCAAAGTGCGCAACCTCAGCATCGGTCAAGTCACGTGCTGGCACTGGTTCACCGTTCAAGTCTGGTATGAACGATCCATTACCAATATATTTAAGCATTTCCCTCCTCTTATCATTCCGCCAATGCTACGGTTATGACATGCGATACCGACACATCAATTGTCTGTGTGATGAAAAACGGCCCATTGCCCACCCTATCATATAATTCGCCTGGCTCATCTCCACGCATCACATTTAGGAGAACCGTATCAGCCAGCCCATTGAGCGAAGGATACTTGAGTATATGTTCGATGATGGCATCACGTTGTCTCGCGAATGCAACCACTGTGGTCTCATCTACATAGCGTTTATAGAAGTTGATATGCGTGGTGAATCTGAATACATGGCTACCCGGTCCCATCTGGACACCTGTGTCCTCGAATACGCCTGGTCTCAATACAACACATTGGTCATATCCAGCATCGAGGACGCGGAAATCACCTCGCGTGACCTGGCTGGGTTCTGTGAATATACTCGTCAACCCCTGCAACAATGACTGTATACGCGCCTCAACCGAGTCGTATCCCATTATCATCCACCAGGATTCGGACAGATTCCATCCTCTATCCAATATTTGATACCAATGCCAATGCGCCGACTGGTACGTTCAATCCCCTGACGTACATCATCTCGCGCGAGCGTTCTGCCTGGGTAATCATATCCACCATGTCCATCCCCTAACCCTATTCGTTCGATCCATACACTAGTGCCATGGTGAGCAATTGATTTCTGTATTGCATAGGCAGCATCTTCATCACCTAATTTCCAATATGCCCAGCGTTTGAGCGGCGCAATTGGTACCCAATGTGGTTTGGTGCCCGTGCGAATATAGAGCGCATGGGGAGTGGTTGGTCCAACGGTCAGACGGAAATCCGTGCCTGTGATAATGTACTCTGACGAGATAGATCGGGCTGTCTCACCAGTGTATTTCACTGGCTCCAGTACGCGGCGCATCTTAGCCGCCACCATAATACCGAGTGTCCGCAGGTTCTTTTCGAGTAAATCAGCAAATACAAGCGACGACTGTTCAAGCCGTTGACGAATTGTTGCATCATCTATTGAGACTTTCATCATGAGGCAACATCCCAATCTGTTGTACGATTACCAAATTGTTTGCGGTCGAAAAATGGTTCAATCACATTACCAGCATCATCTTGAGTTGTTGTCTTCAATCCAATCACTGCTGATTTCACACGTATAGCCCCAAGAGCTTCAAAGCCAGCAGCGTTTTGATTGATAAATTCTTCTGCATCCTTGAGGATGGCGTGCCATGGGCTTGAACCCACATTCTTTTCGGTGAAGAACCTACCCGCGCTATTGGCATAGTTGACCAGATCAGCACATTCGGTAACTACGAACTGCGCCAGAGCCAGTCTGGCATCAGAGGTGACAGGAATGCTGAACCCTTGTCCAGCCAGGAGCACATTCAGAATGCTCGAGACGCGGTCAATAAACTCCTCTACCTGTGCTAATGTGGGACGCGTTGTTGGGGTGAACAGATGAGTATTCGGATCTGTGAACCTCTGCGTCAATGCCGCGACTTCATCAGGAGAGCCATACGAATTTGCCGAGACGCCCATGTCACGCCTCGCTATGATAGATTGCTGTTATTGCCACATTACCTGACACGTCAGACCTGGCCATTACGCGCTTGTTGGCTGTAGAGAGCTTCACCTTGCCACGCGGCGTAATCTGAATCGTTCCGTCCGCAGGCAAGAACACCCTGAATATAATTGTGCCGCTTGTCTCTTCCTCAAACGTGACAGACATTGCAACCGCGCTCGATACAACAATGTCATCAATGACGATCCTCTTACCTGTCTCCGGCGTGTCGGTTATTGCGGTGGGAGTCGTAAGGTTATTACTGATCACCGCAGAGCCACCAACCCCATAAACACTGGTCCAACCAGCACCACTATCACACGTTGGTAGCGGATTCAGCAGACTGACCTCAGTGACCTTTCCCAGCGCATTCAAGTAAGCCATCAAGTTAAACATTGTTATCCCCGACAATACAATCCAGTCTATCTGGATGTGACTCCCACGTCACCGCGCGGTGACGTGGGAGTTCCCTACGTATTCCCCATAATCGCCAGGCGCCAATTTCCATAGCCGACATAGTATCGCGCGACCCAGGAGTAGATCGTTGACCGTCGTTCACCCTTCCGGATGATCTCAAGCGTCGGTTGTTGACGTACCTGGAAGATAATCGGCTTGTTATTGTATCCGCTGGCAACCAGGATCCACGCGGTGGCATCGAGATATGGGGACTGAATTGTGCGGATCTCGCCCGCGAACGGGTTGATATCTCGATTCGGTGTTCCAGATTTCTCGCGGTTTTGGCTGATCTGAGTAGCCACATCCTTGAGAGCAGGTGGATGGATCAACAAGTCGGGTACGAGATCAACGGGCTCACCAACGCGGTCAAGGAAGTTCAACATCGCAACATACACCGTGTGGAAATTCGATGGAGTCAGGTCAAGTGAGTAAACATTGCTCTGTGGTGTGGTATATGTCACGCCGGACCCAGTATCAACGTGGTTATTGGCGAAGAATGGTTTGCCGTCATAACAGGTACCATACGTCGTCCCATCTCCACCATTCAAGGCTTTGAATGCCAATTTATCCATATGGCGTTCGAATGCCTCGCCTGAAGACTTTGCCCAGTCAAGCACATGCCCAACACGGTCATCATTGATTGCGTTATCATCCACTTCGATGGAGATTTCCCAGTCGTGGTTTGTAATCACGACGCTGCGCTCGTTGACATCAGTGGGCACGATCTCATCAAAGAATTCGCGCGGCATTGGATGTTCGCCCAGACCAACATAGGTCTCTTTCGCGCCAGTCGAACTCATTTCTTTCACGAATGCCTGGCGCTGTGGTTTAGCCGCTTGTTGAGCATCCAGGAAATTCGCCTTAATCCCATATTCAAGGGATTTGGCGATGTCAGTTCGCACAATTGCCATTTTTTCCTCCTATCAAATCAAACCGCGTTATTGGGGTGTCCAGCAGCGGAATCAATCTCTACCCAGACGTATGTATCATCCACTGCCACAATACGACCGACCCAGAGTGCATCCGTTGACGTCGTAGTGATTGTCTGATCGTCTGTGGCATACGCAGGCGCGCCAATGTCAGCCACAGTAATAGAGCCCTTGGGGAATGCGAAAACCCCCTTGCGCCACACACGGGCTTTGACCGACCCGTCCGCTGTGTTCTCCTTCGTCACAGATGCCTGTTCGGCGAAGATGCCCAGGAATACATCATCTGCAGCCGCAGTAATTCCTGTACTCATTTTTTGTGCATAACCATCTACATCTGAGACATCAATCATCGCAATCCCACCTTTGTAGGCAGTCCAGGCGGTATTGCCACTCTGATAATTTGTGTAGCCAACCAAACCATAGGACCAGAGTCCACCAGCGTTCTTGTAAGGTCGGTTAGCATCAGAAGTTAAGTTTGCCATTTCTTACCCTCCTTCTTCATTTCTTCTCAAATTCAGACAAATCGAAATCGTCGGGGTTCAAATCGTTGGCTTTGCAGAAACTAGCCAATGTGCCGCCGCCATTGAGATAACGTGTAAGAGCAAACCTGACGGCTGGGTCTAATTGTTTCTTCGTTGGCACGTTCAGGCTAGAACCGATTTCCGATAAGTCAACCAGACCTTTTTCAACGATTTTCCTGAGTACATCCTGCACAGCGATGCGCACGTCGTCTGGTAGACCCGTCAGAAACTTGACCATTTCCGCTTCGCTGAGCGGCAATGCCCGTTTGCCGTTGGTAACGGTTTTCGCGAATTGGGCAATTTCATTCTGACGTTGAAGTTCTGCCATCACCTTGGCACGTTCTTCTTCCCGAGCGCGAGCCAGTTGCGTCTGGAATTCCTGCATCTGACGTTCGGCTGCCAGACGTGCTTCTTCACGTGCAGCAGCGAGTTTCGCTTCAAGTTCATCATCATTCATAACAGTTTCTCCTTTCTCTGAATTGTTTTCTGATAATCCTGTTTTTTCCGCTAGAGAGCCGATAACACGTTGACCACCAACGGCAGGACGATTAACGAAACCACCTCCTACAATTGTCATTGTATCAAGATTCAATTCGGCGCTAAAGTACTTGTAGAGACGATCTCGTAATGCCTGTAATCCCTTGCTGGTTAACTCGACTTCGGCGCATACCCATTCAACTCCATCAATAATCCGTTTGAAAAAGCGACGATACCAGGCTACGGCTGGAGCACCAGGGTCGTTGGGGTGACCTAATTCAATCGGGATTTCTCTTTCCTTCAACACTGCATTCGAGTTGACAACCAGAATATCCAGATCATCTGGCGAGATGGACACAATTGTGCCGTGCATATCCTGAAAGTCACCCGCGCGAATGACCTGGATCGTCTTCACTAGACCTTGTTCCAGATCCGCGAATGTTAGGCCCCCACGAACAACACCTGTAGATGCCTCAACTTTCTTGTGCCATTTGCCATTTTCATCTTGTTCATACTTCCGCTTGACAGCAGCCCAGGCGATCCTATTGCACGATTCCTCATCATAGCCGTTCTCGCTAGCCGCGTTGTACGCGGCAATCCAGATTTCCTGAGCCTCCTTCGGCAAACCTTTTATTCGGTCGGGGATATTGTCCATACTGTATGGCATCTAGATTCTCCTCCAAACACCATCAACCTTTAGTTCAATCCAGCATCGGCAGTTCCACCAGCACGACGGGTACGGCGAATTGACGAAGTAGCCAGGAACACATTGATGCGTTGCCCGCAACATCGCGTCGTAACTGTCATATTCTCCTTCGAATGCCTTACACGCTTCACAACTTTTTTCGTCCTTGACCCTCACCCATCTGCATCGGTAGATAATGTCATCTCGTTCTGCAACCTGTCTTGCGAAATCCCCCACAAGACGTTGGATAACAACCCAGAGATTGCCTGCGTAGAACGCCACGCGCGGAACAAGTGACTCTGCGACAGCGGCGATATCGGTGCCTTCGTCAATGGCGCGTTGAAGTTTCTCGGTTATCTCTGGAACCAGTCGGGTCTCGATATCCCTATTTTGACTCTCTATTGCATCGGCGATCATCCGCCAAGCCGCTGGACTGGGCACGTAATCCTTGACACCAATCGCCGTGACGGCATAGGGCAAATGTTCTGTGCCCACCCGCGTCAGCATTTTCACTAGATTGTTCGCCGCATCCTGTATGATTGATTTCTGCCCCGCCACGTCTCCGGTGAGTCCACTCAACACCACACGCACCCAAGTCCTGTATGCATTGACCAGAGCATCTTGGTAGTCGTTGGTGATGCGTTCATAACGACGTGGGGCTGACAACGCGACGTGATTGTCAAGCAGATATGCTATTTCTTTTAATACCGTCAATGCTCGGTATAAATCAGCCATCTCGCAATGCTGCGCGGAATTCGTCACGCAGGCGATTCCATTCGGAAAGGAAGTACCACCTTTGTCCCCGCGCTTTCAATTCTGCTCCCGCCTCATCTACAGCGGTCGTATCCATTTCCGGCGCGTCACCCGTATCCGCGTTGGTGTCCTTGACAGGTGACAGCCCCGCTTGTTCGAGCAATTGATTCACAATCGTGATGCTCCTTGCAGGGTCAGACAAAAATGGTGTGATATATGGGCTCAATGCATTCAGGTATGATGCCAATTCCGGCAGATTTGGCTTCTGCACGGTGGTGTGGGTGATTTGTGGATAGGCTGTGAGTTGACCGAAGTCGTTGTAACGGAACAATCTTGGCACAGCGAAACGATTCAGCACGGCGGTCAGTTTGTCGAGCAATCCATCCACACACATTAGAAAGAGCGTTGACTGGTCTCTCCCCAAGGCAAGCGATCCCACACCGTTCAAGCCCAGCGCGAGAAATTGCGCCAGCATCGTCGTCAACATCAATTCACGATAGTATTTGATCGTGTCCAGGATAGATGCTGCGTTCGTGTGGGTGACGGTCTTGAGATCAAAATTGATCGTCTCCTCCGGGACCGCGACATATGCCTTTGCCCCAACCCGCAGAGCCTGTCCAATAGATTCGACAATTGATTCATCAGATGGGCTAGGTCTT